AGCAGCTACTCAAGAAATGGCTAAGTTAGGCTTAGAAAGTGATACTCTTGCAAAACTTAATGAGGAAGCAGGAGGAAGTTTTATAACTTTAAAAAATAAAGTCGACGGACTATTACAATCCCAACAAAAACTAAAATTAGAAGAAATAGATAGAAATGAAAGGTCTCAAGGTGCTTTTCGTTCTGGAAAAGTTATAGCAGAACAAATTCAAAATAGAATAAAGCTAGAATCTGCTCTAGCAGATGTCGAAAATAAAAGACTAGAGATACGACGGTTATTATTAGCAATAGAGCAAGGAAGTTTAACTCCTCAACAGGAAGCAGCCAAAGAAAGGCAGCTAGCAATAGCAGAAGCTGAACTCGCTGTTTTACAAAGAAGAAGTGTACAAGTACAGCAAGATATTTCAGATATTGGAGAACTTTCACAGGCTTTTACAGACAATTTTCAAACTGGGCTAGTAAGCGCATTTAATTCTATAATACAAGGAACATCTTCTGTTAAGGATGCTTTTAAAAATATGGCTGTTTCAGTATTACAAGCCTTATCCCAAGTTATAGCAAAATTACTAGTAGTAAAGCTAATAGAAACTTCTCTATCTATTATTGAAGGCGGGGGAGGCGGTACCGGAACTCTGCCAGGTGCTAATGCGAGTGCCAGCTCTTGGGCGTCTTTTTATGGGGCAAAAAATGGTGGCGTTTTTTCAGAAGGAAGAAAGATGTCTTATGGAGTCGGAGGAATTGCAAGAGGGCCTAATAGTGGTTATCCTGTAACTCTTCATGGTACAGAAGCTGTAGTTCCTCTCCCGGATGGAAAATCTATTCCTGTTCAAATGAACGGAGCAAATCAGCAAAACAATGTTACTGTAAATGTAGCAATTGACAATCAAGGAAATGCTTCTACAAATGTAGACCAGAGCGGTCAGGGAGCAGATATTGGAAGAGCAGTTGCACGAGCAGTACAACTAGAACTTCAAAATCAAAAACGATCCGGCGGAATACTTAGCCCCTATGGAGCAGCATAATGGCACTTGGATTTACAACAGATGGAGGAAGCACTTATATTTTACCAGATAAAGGGCTTACTCGTACATCTACGCCACGAGTATTAGTTGCTCGTTTTGGCGACGGGTACGAACAACGTATAGCAAATGGAATTAATTCAATAGACGAAAGTTTTAATGTTACTTTCAATAATCGAACAAAGGAAGAGATAGATGATATTACATCTTATCTTGGTTCTTTAAACGGAACAACTGCATTTACTTATACGATTCCAGATAGTAATCAAACTTCTAATGTATCTCCTGATACTGCAGGGGAAAGAAGATTAAAAGTAGTTTGTGATACTTTTACACAAAATTATTCTTATGGCGATTTTTATTCTGCATCAGCAACTTTTAGAAGAGTATACGAAGCATGAGCGAACTAATCAGTTCAGTACAACTTCAAGACCCAGGAAGTGAATTAGTAGAGCTATACGAACTTGTAGTTGGTAGCTCTACTTTATATTTTCATTCGGGACTTGAAGAAGATTTAACAACTGTTCAATTTCGAGATAGAACAAGTCCGTATACAGTTAGAACTTATACAGCTTTTCCTATTGAAATGGACGGAGTAGAAATGTCTGCGGATGGAGCAATAAATCGCCCTACTCTTACCGTTGCAAATGTAACAAATGTATTTTCTTCCGCAATCGGAAATGTAAGACCAGAAGATTTAGTTGGAGAACGACTAACAAAAAGAACAACTCTTAAAAAGTATTTATATGGAGAAAGCGGAGATGCTTCCCCTCCCGTAGAGTTTCCTATAAAGAAATTTATAATAGATAGAATTTCTGGAGAAAATAATATATCAGTTACTTATGAGCTTGCAGCACCTTTTGATCTTTCTGGGATTAAAATACCAAATCGTCAAGTAATTGGAAAGTATTGTTCTTGGCAATATCAAGGGTATTCACTCAGCGAAAAAGGCGGATGTATTTGGAACAAGAATAGTTTAGTGTCTTATGCAGATGGAAGCGGAGGAGTAAATACTCATAAAGCCTACTTTACAGAAAACAACAAACCCATAGTTCCTTCAGGAAGTGCAAATATGGGTTCTTGGGGGTCTGCTGGAACAGACTACTTTGAGTACTCAGCGTATAATGCTTCTACAGCATACTCTGTAGGAAATTATGTAGAATATAACGATGGAACACAAACAACTGTATGGAAATGTATTATTGCAGGAACAGGAAATACACCGTCTACAAGCTCTAATTATTGGGAAAAAGGCGACGTATGTGGCAAGGCATTAGACTCTTGTAAATGTAGGTTTCAATATGTTCCCTACAGTGCTGCCAGCGCAAACCAAGTTCCAACTACAAATAAAGACACAGCAAAACCCTTGCCCTTTGGAGCCTTTATAGGCAGCAAGAAGTTTAGATGATAGAAGAAATTAAAGAACACTTTAGCAATGAATATCCAAAAGAGGCCTGTGGCGTAATTGGAATAGTAAAAGGAAAGAAACAATATTTTCCCTGTAAGAATTTAGCAGCAGAAGACGAAGATTTTATTCTTGATCCAAATGATTATATTTCTGTAAAAAGAAAAGCTGATATATTCGCTATAGTTCACGACCATGTTGAGTATACAAACGAAGCTAGTGAGAACGATAAGAAATATTGTAATTCTTTAGGAGTGCCATATTACATATTTAGCTATCCCAGTATGGAGTTAAATATACTTGAACCAGAAGTAAAAGTAAATGCTTTAATTGGAAGAGAGTATGAGTTTGGAAAATTTGATTGTTTAGAAGCGTGTCGTGATTATTATAATAAAGAACTAGATATACAGTTGCCTAAAAGGTTACTTCCATACGTAGATGACTGGTGGAAACTCGGGCACAACTATTTTACAGATGAGCATATACAAGAATGGGGATTTAAAAAAGTATACGATTTAGTTCCCAATGATTTACTTATATTTACAATGGGTTCTTCAGTAGGAAATCATTGTGGAATTTATTTAGGAAACGATATATTTTTTCATCATGCAGTGAATCGACTTTCATGCAGAGAAAACTTGTACCCTCTTTGGAAAAGGTACTTAACTGGAATATACAGATATGAAACGTAATATTTATCTCGAAGGAGAAATTGGACTAAAATTTGGAAGAAAGCACTCTTTTCATGGAGAGAGTGTTCGAGATGCTTTACGTCTTATTCAAGCAAATAATCCAGAATTAAGAAAGTATCTTATAGCTTGTGCAGAAGCAGATATAGGCTTTCATATTGAAGTAGGCAGTAATGAAGTTGAAACTCCTTTAGAATGTTTACTTCCTTTACGAGAAGGTGATGTAGTAATTACTCCAGTTGCTGCTGGCTCTAAGTCTGGGGGAGCAAAAATTCTCACTGCAGTAGCAATTGCAGCCTTAATGTTTGCTATGCCAGGCAGCATAGGCGCTTTAATGAACGGAACAGCTTTTGGAGCAACGGCAGGTTCAACTGCTGCTGGTTTACAGTCAATAGCTGCATTTACAGCCGCAAGCCTTGCTATAAATCTTGCTCTCACAGGTATTCAGCAGCTTATGGCCCCTGATCCTTCTGTAGACGAAGAAGATGAAGGCTACCTATTTAACGGGTCTCAACGAAACATTGTAGAAGGTATGCCCATACCTCTTCTTTATGGAGAGCTACGCGTTCCAGGACATCCAGTTTCTTTTGAAATAGTGGGAGAAAATACAAGAGTAAGTTCTTCTATAGAAGAAATGGATGAGTTAGGTAATGTAGTTGTTACAGGGGTTTATGAAGAGCCTGTTGTAACTTCTAAACTCGCAGGTATGCCTAAGAGTGATGGAGCGATGAACGCAATAATTACAGGAGGTGGCCCTACTTCTCCTGCAAACTCCCCCATAAATTTTGGAGAAGTCGAGCAGCGTCCTTCTAACTTTCAAGAAGCTGTATTTACTGATATTATCTCTGAAGGCCCTATTTATGGATTAGTAGATGGGGGAGAATCTGTATTCTTAAATGACGATCCAAGTCAGCTAACAAAACAAGCATTTATACAGGCATCAAAGACTCCTGTTACTTTTTCATTTACAAATGGAAGCACTTCAGTAACGATAAATAAGAATAATTACACAAAACCAATTCAAGCAGATACAGATAATGGAAGTAAACATATTGTAGTAAGAGCTTTAGATACTGAAAGCGCAACTGTAGCACTTTCAAGTCTATCAAATACTAAATCTGTAACTATTACAGCGAGTAATGCATTTTTTGCTTCTAGTTATGTATACAATCCAAATGATCCAAGTATTGTTCCTGTAATTCGTCTACTTGATTCAAACTCTACGACTGTTTTTCAAGGGTATGTACAAACTTTTACTTCTAGCACTGTAGCTGTATGTACTCCTTTTTCCGGGTCAGACTTAAATCCGGCATTAACAAGTGGAAGCTATACGGTTGTTTTAGATGGTAAACTTCAAGTTGCTTCTGTAGCTGCAAATGAAGCATCTTTAACACTTTCATCTAACTTTCTCGGAACTACTGGAACCTACAAGTGTGACTTTGTAAGTACAGACTATGGCAAGACTTCTTTAGAAGATTCACTATCTCAAGGCTCTAAATACGATAGCTTTGCCGTGCAATTTCGCACAGGACAACTTACTCAACCTTCATTTACAGAATTTGGAAATACCGGGCCCGGCTCAGTAGCAATAACAAACACTCCTTCAAATACAAGTATAGATCGTACCTGTACAACTTACACTGATACTGTTTGTTCAGTAGAAGATAGCTCAAATGCCACAAGAGAGTATACAACAGGAGCTGCAGGATTCAATTTGACTCAGGCACAGATAGAGCAGGCAGATCAAATACGAGTTACTTTCTCGTATCCACAACTTTGGAATAGAAATGAAAAAGGCGAACAGGGTGAAGCCACTGCAAGATATACAGCTGAAATAGCTGTAGAACAAAATGGATCTTTTGGAGGCTATCAAGAAATAACAGATACTTGGGAACACGAAGCAAGGTCTAATGCTCCTCAAGTTTTTAGTCATGTTATAGATCTAAAAAAGTATCAACCTTTTACAGATTTTAAATTAAAGATTACTCGAACAACTTACAGTAATCTTGCTTATAACAAAGGAATGAATACTTGGAATCAAAATTACACTACTCAATCTGTAGGTACTATTAGTTCATTAAGCACAATTATAAAGGAAAATCTTACTTATCCTTTGACAGCGATGGCAAAGATACGACTAAACTCTAGAGATTTTCAACAACTTCCTACTCGTACTTATCACTGTAAGGGATTAAAAGTAAAAGTACCTTCCAACTATGTTACAAGAGAAGAAAGTACAGAAACAGATAATGCGCCATCTTATAAAAGAAATGTAAGTAATGGTTCTATAGAAAGCACATATCAAGACTGGGATGGAAACTTTCGTGCAGATAAAGTTTATACGAATAATCCTGCTTGGATTTTTTACGATATTCTTACTAATAATCGTTACGGGTTAGGAGATTGGTTAGCAGAAACCGATATAGATAAGTACGCACTTTATAGAATTGCTAGATATTGTGACGAAATGGTAGATGATGGAAATGGAGCTACAGAACCTCGATTTACTACCAATGTATATCTTACAAAAGCAACTGACGCCTATAAAGTTGTAAAAGACTTAGCTTCTATCTTTAGAAGCATGATCTATTGGCTTGATGGAGAGATCTACACTGTTATAGATCAGCCAGGAGATCCTGTATATAACTTTTCAAAAGCAAATGTTATAGACGGTGCTTTTTCTTATGAAACTACGGGTAGCAAGACTCGTGCAAATCAAATAATTGTAACTTGGAATAATCCAGAAGCAAACTATAAACTTGAAAATCTTATAGTAGAAGATCGTCAAAATATAATAAAAACGGGCCGACTTATTTCTGAAAATGCAACAGCTTATGGGGCAACTTCAGAAGGCCAAGCTCTTCGTTACGGTCGATGGAAGTTATGGACTGCGGTAAATCAAACTGAAATCGTTAGCTTTAAGACTGCAATCAATGCGGCTTTTCTTGCGCCCGGAGATATAATCAATGTACAAGACTCTGATAGACATCCGGGCAATCTAAAATATAGCGGACGAGTAAGTAATACAGGAACACCTACAACTACTTCTATACCTTTAGATAGAAGTATAACTCTTAATTCTGGATCTACATATGAACTGACTGTTGGTTTTACAGACTCTGTAGCTACTCTCGCACAGGACTCTGCAACAATAGGAAGTACTTCTTATAGTAGAGGTGATATTATTGATATATCTACTATTGATACTGATCCAGAGGCTTCAAATATTGTTGATGACAGTGGAAACTATGTAGATATTACTTGGAAACCTTATACAAACGTAGAAACTGGAACAGTTACTACTGCTGCTGGCACTGTATCTTCTTTAACCGTTTCTTCTGCAAGTGCTTTTACAACTGCTCCAACTGCTGAAAGCTTATGGCTACTACGAGAAACCATAGGTGGAGTAGAAGTGCTTGGCTCTAAGAAAATGTATAAAATTCTTAGTATCGCAGAAGAAAGTAAGAATGAATATGGAATCACTGCAGTAGAGTTTTATAATGAAAAATATGACTCTGTAGATGCTGATTTTGTATTATCTACTACAGACCCACTTTTTTCTAATCCTGGAGCAACTGACGTAATACCTGCACCTACAAATGTCTATGCTCATGTTAGCGATCTTAACTCAGGAATTGTTAGCAATGATATAATTTTTTACTGGGACACTCCTACATTTGCAGGAGATAATGTAAGCACAGATTATAGGTACGTAGACCACTACTTAGTTAGTGCAAATATTCCGGGCTTTCCTTCGTCTCTAAAAGTTTCAAAAGAAAGAAGAAGTTTAATCGCCTATGATTTACCTGTAGGAACCTTTACTATAGGAATTCAGACAATTTCTATAAATGGAAAAATGTCTGAAAAGACAAAAACTACTTTTACAATTGAAGATCCTGCTCGACAAGCAATACCACGAGCATTTGGTATGGCGTTGGGAGCAACAGTTTCCTCCCCTGCTTTTATAACCTCTACAGGAACCTTTACTTTCGAAGATAAAGAGTATTTTATCTCTCCTGCAGGAGACCCTCAACTTGTTAAAGAATTTGATGGTAGTCCTGCGTCTGAATATACTCAAGATTGTTCGAACATTGCCTCTGTAAATTTTTCTGGAATTACAAATGAAATAGAGAAACAGCTTTCTTCTCATTATATAATGTTTGACGCAGATGCTTCTGATCCTTTGACTCTTATAAAATACTATAGAGACGATGATTTAGGTTACGGATATTTTTATGACGCAGGAACAGGTAATACAACTCACACTAGCAATTGGACAGCTCTTACAGGAACTGTAAGTGTTGCAGCAAACTCAAATAGAGTTGTAGGCTCTTCTACGTCTTTTTCCAGTGAGTTAGCGGTAGGGGATATTATCAAGTTTAGCAGTACTCAAGCTGCTCGTGTTATCTATGTAGCATCCGATACAGATGTAAGGATTGATAAGAGTTTTACTACTGCCATCTCTGCGGGGACAACCGCGTATGAAAATGCTTTTAAGTTTGACAAGAATCAAGACGCAGTAATCGCACAAATACGAAACGATGGTGGAGCATTCAAATACTTTCCTGTAAGTCTTAATATAAATCCTGACTTAGGAAAACTTCCGCGAACTGTAGTTCTTACTGTAGACCCTGTTTTTCTAAACTTTGACGGCAGTGGAACCCTTACAACAAGTTATACAAATTTAGTACTGAAAGCAACTGCTTTTGGGTATAAAAATCCTGTATTTAAGTTTACAGGCGCGGGCTTTACAAACTCTGAAATATCTCAGTCTGCTGACTCAAGTTTTGCTGCTGGAAACACAACTTTTACTGCAACAAAGACTCTTGATAAAGTAAGTACATATTCATCTACTGATTTGGTATTTACTGTTACAGTTGCAGAAGAACTAGATGAGAGCAATACAGATAAACAAAGCACTGCAAATATTACGATTCCTTTTGTGCAGGGAGCAACTGGAGACGATGGTTTAAGATTTGCAGAAGGTTACGTCTACTATAATACTGCAACTAGCTCGGCACCTTCAGGTCCTGGAAGCGGTACATTAACTTGGTCAACTGGAGCTATTTCAGGAATGAACTCTGGCTGGCAACAAAGTCCTCCAGAGATGGGAGCAGGCGCAAGTGGTCAATACTACTATGCGCGATGGACAGCGCAGCAAAACTCATCCTCTGATACTACAAATAGTGTTACTTTTGGTACCGTAACTCTTGGACATAACTTTGAAGGACTTGTTACTTTTAGTTCTGGAGACTTTCAGCTAGATGGCTCTTCGATTACTACTATTGATGGGGGTAATATTACTACAGGCACTATTAGTCTCCAAGCTCTTAACTCTAACACTTCATTTTCTGAAAGCTCCCATACTTTTGCTCTAGCCACCACAGGCCTTAGTATCGCTGGTACAGACTATGATACTACCGCTAAATTTATTTCTGATCATGATGGGAACTGTACTGCTCTGTTTTGTCAATATACCGGAAATGATATTGATTCTTTTTCCTTAGCTTCTGTAACAGACGCAGGGAATGCGGCAGGTTTTTCATATGGCAATAACGGAGCCTATGGGGCTGCAGGAACAAACTTCTTAATAGTATGTGACTCTAGTTACTTAATTCGAGGTTTTGCAGGATCTTCTACGGAAACTTTTTCTGTTGCAAATAATGGTACTATAAAAATAGGAAATTCTACTTTTGTAAATTCCTCTCGAAACATAACTTGTGGTACTATAGATGCAACCGGAGGAATTACAGCAACTGGAGATATTACTGCTTTCTATAGTTCTGATAAAAGAATGAAAGATAATATTACTCCTATTGAAAACTCCTTGGAAAAGGTAAGCCAACTTGGAGGATATGAGTTTGATTGGAATCATGCATCCCCTTATGAAGGAATGCACGATATTGGTGTAATTGCACAAGAAGTGTTAACAGTCGCACCAGAAGCTGTAGCAAGACGAGAAAACGATATGCTTGCAGTTCGCTATGAAAAACTTGTTCCACTCTTGATTGAAGCAATCAAAGACTTGAAAGAAGAAGTAGAGGAACTGAAGCGTGGCTCTTCAAAGTAGTGGTGCGATAAGCCTCGGAGATCTCAAGACTGAATTTGGAGATACAGGATCTTCTTCTCTAAGTGAATTTTACAGAGGAGGAAGTCTTGTTCCAAATACAGGTACAAACGCAGCCGTTCCTACAAGTGGAGAAATACAGCTTAGTGATTTTTACGGAGCTGAAGCAGCTGGTTGGCAGTGGACGCAAACTTATACTTCTATGAACGAGGGAGTAACTCGTACCTTTCAATTTGAAGATACAAGTGGGGCTACAACAAGTGGAACATTTAATTGGAGTATCAACGGAACTACGGCAGATTTTAATGCAGTAAGTGGAAGTGGAACAATTAATGCTTCTAGCCAAGGAAGCTTTTCAATTACAACAAAAAATGATGCAACCACAGAAGGAACAGAAAACTACACTGTTAGTGTAACTTATAGCAGTAGTACAATTCTTACACAAGCATTTTCTGTACTGGATACTTCACAAGATCCGGTTACTATTGATGTGGCAAGCAGTCAAACATCTGTAAACGAAGGAAGTTCTTTTACCTTTAGTGCAACTGCTACAGTACCAATTACAGGTACAGTTTCTTTTAGTTTAGGAGGTACTGCTACGGATAGTTCTGACTACAATACAAGTGGAGCATCTACAGGCACAACAGGTCAGTTTACATTTAGTAATAGCACTACATCAGATACTTTGACAGTAACTACTGTTGCTGATTCTACTACGGAAGGCAGTGAAACAGTTTCTTGTACTATTAGTAGCCCAAGTGTTAGCGGCTTCGACCCAAGTATAGGAACTTCCAATACAAGTGTTACAATTAATGATACTTCAACTGGTACTCCTACTGTTACAATAAATGCAGTAAGAAGTACAAGCTCTGTAAACGAAGGAAATGCATTTACATTTAGTGCAAGCGCAACAGAAGCCATAACAGGCACCGTTGATTTTACGATTACAGGTACTGCTACGGATAGTTCTGACTACAATACAAGTGGAGCATCTACAGGCACAACAGGTCAGTTTACATTTAGTAATA